CACCGCAAGAGTTTGTTAATCAACGAAATGCGTATTACTCAGCACAAGCACAAGCCCAGACTGACGCAGTGGATAATAGTTTGATGAAGGAAAGTGATGCTCGCATGCCTTTATTCAAAGAACGTAAATCCACTACCACGTTTGGAAAAGGTAAATAATCTTTAAAGGACCATAATCATGGCATATCCGACTGTTTCTGCCCCGTATGGGTTTAAGCCAGTCAATCGTCTTGATGGGTTGCCGTATGCTGGCGCTACCCGCAAGCTACCGATTGAGTACAACTACAACCAAAACATTTTCTATGGTGACGTAGTTCAAATTTCTGGCGGTACTGTTGTTCGTTCGTCGATGTCCGCCGCTTCGTCGCCGGGCACCGCTGTTGCTGGCACGATTGGTGTTTTCTTGGGTTGTTCGTATACCAACCCGACCACCGGTCAAAAGCTGTTTGCTCAGTATTACCCCGCAAGCACCGCTGCCAACGACATTGAAGCTATCGTTGTTGATGACCCCCGCGCTCTGATGAAGGCCGTGGTTACGACCCAAGGCACCTCGCTGGCTAACACCAGCACCACCGTTGGCTACCTGAACCCGTACTACATCGGCTCTAACCTGTACATGGTTGGTGGCGCTGGTGGCGTTTCGGGCAGCACGACCACCGGTAACTCGGCCCAATCGGTTTCGGGCGCTGTGATTACCTCGGGTACTTCGGGTGCTGGTGACCGCGTGACCTCGGCTTTGCCGTGGCGCATGGTTGGTGTTGTTACTGACACCGCTTATACCCTGACCGGTACCGGTAGCACCTCGGGTTCGTCGGCTACTGTGACCCTGACCGCTGCTGTTACTGGTCTGACTCCGGGTATGCAGTTGATTTGCCCGACCGGTACCGGCACTCTGGCCGGTCAGTACGCAACCGTCATCAACGTTTCTACTACCACGTTGACTTTGGATGCCGCAGTTACTCTGGCTTCTAGCTCGGCCCTGTCGTTTGTCGGCTACCCCGAAGTTCTGGTTGCTTGGAACGGCAGTTTCCACAGCTACTTCAACACCACTGGCGTCTAAGGAGATAAATCATGGCAATTTCTCGTGCCCAGCTACTGAAAGAACTCCTTCCGGGTCTGAACGCTTTGTTCGGTCTGGAGTACGCCCGTTATGGCGAGGAGCATAAGGAAATCTACGAAACCGAATCTTCGGAACGTAGCTTTGAAGAAGAAACCAAGCTGTCGGGCTTCAGCGCAGCACCGGTCAAGAACGAAGGCACCGCAATTCGTTACGACAACGCGCAAGAAGCTTGGACTGCACGCTACAACCACGAAACCATCGCTTTGGGTTTCTCGCTGACTGAAGAAGCTGTTGAGGACAACCTCTACGACTCGCTGTCGGCTCGTTACACCAAGGCTCTGGCCCGTGGTATGGCTTACACCAAGCAAGTCAAGGCCGCTAACGTTCTGAACAACGGCTTCAACGCGGGTTATGTTGGTGGCGACGGCGTCTCGCTGTTCTCGACCGCTCATCCGTTGATTTCTGGTGGCACCAACAGCAACACCCCGGCAACCGCCGCTGACCTGAACGAAACCTCGTTGGAAAACGCCGTGATTCAAATCGCTGCGTGGACTGATGAACGTGGTCTGCTGATTGCCGCCAAGCCGCGCAAGCTGATTGTTCCGCCTGCTCTGATGTTCGTTGCAACCCGTCTGCTTGAAACCGAACTGCGTGTTTCGACTGCCGATAACGACATCAACGCACTGAAGAACAACGGTTCGATTCCGGAAGGTTACGCAATTAACCACTTCCTGACCGATAGCAACGCTTGGTTCCTCACCACCGATGTGCCGAATGGTATGAAGCATTTTGAACGTACCCCGCTGGCTACCTCGATGGACGGCGACTTTGATACCGGCAACGTCCGTTACAAGGCCCGTGAGCGTTATTCGTTCGGTTGGTCGGACCCGCTCGGCATGTACGGTTCGCCGGGCGCTTAAGCAGTTTGATGTAGGGAGGGGGCTTGCGCCCCCTCTTTTTTGCCGTATAATGCTGCACTGCAGCATCTAACCTTTAGGAGAAACCTATGAACTTTGATTTTGTCGCCGTATTTACTTCGCTGTCGAAGTCGTATCGTGAAATGGCCCACAAGGCCCACGACCAGATGATTGAAGCTTGGATTAAGACTGAAAAGTCAATTGAAGATAATTGCAAGCTGATGGCGTTCTGGAAGAAGTAATCAAAGGCCCTTCGGGGCCTTTTCTTTTTGTGTTGTATATTTTCTTAATAGGTGGTATAAAGCAATCACCTAGGAAATCGGCCAAACCAACTGACCTAGCAGACTTTGTAGAGATGGTTTGGCTTAGTGCTACAACACGGAGACGTAAATGGCTAATACCACGTTTAATGGACCAGTTCGCTCGCAGAACGGCTTCCAAACTATTTCGGTTGACTCGACCACTGGCGCAGTCACCACCACCGCGACCATCGGCGCTGCAACTTCTGTCACCACCCTGACTGCTACCGGCAACATCACCGCCGACTCGAACCAAGCTGTTACTGCTGGCGGCGCCGCCGCGTTCCTTGCAACCACTACCACTGGTCTGGGCATCTATGTGGGTTCGGGCGCACCGACCGTGTCGGCTGCTCAAGGTTCGCTGTACATCCGTACCGATGGTTCTTCGACTAGCACCCGCCTGTATGTAAATACGACCGGTTCGACGACTTGGACTAACGTTACCACTGCTGCTTAATAGGGGTGCGTCATGACGATGCAAACTGACGTTAAGTCGGCGCACCTAAGCGCCGCCGGTTCCTACTACGGGGACCGTACCAGACTACGGGGCCTTGTTGTATCCCCAAAAATAAGCACGGCGGTAACATTTGAAATCCGAGACGGTAGCGCCACAGCCGCCGTTCTCTACACGATGGACTTAGCTGGCAACAGTAATCCAAACACGTTTTATGTCATAGTCCCCGGTGAAGGTATTTTGGCTAAGACCGGGCTATATCTGACCTTATCGGTTGGCTCAGTTACCGGTATCACGGTGTTCTATGGCTAAGACCCCGGCTTGGACGCGTAAGGAAGGAAAGAACCCCAAAGGCGGTTTGAACGCTAAGGGCCGTGCTTCTTATAATGCTGCTAATCCGGGTAAACCGGGGCTGAAAGCTCCGCAGCCTGAAGGTGGTTCGCGCAAGAAATCTTTTTGTGCCCGTATGTCAGGTATGAAGAAGAAGCTTACTAGCGCTAAGACTGCTAATGACCCTAACTCGCGTATCAACAAAAGCCTGCGGGCATGGAATTGTTAACATGACAGAACATCACGAAACCATTAAACAGGCAGTTGATGCGGCGTCTGTGGTTACTGTAGTTGGAACACTTATGAATGCACTACCGGCGATTGCAGCAGTATTCTCGATTGTCTGGTCAGTCATCCGCATCTACGAAACCAAGACCGTGCAAAACTGGATTCAAAATGCCAAGCGTAAGTAAGAAGCAGCACAACTTTATGGCAGCGGTGGCCCATAACCCAAAGTTTGCCAAAAAGGTCGGTATCCCTCAAAGTGTGGGGGAGGAATTTAACAAAGCCGATAAAGGCAAACAATTTAAACGAGGTGGTGAAATGGCTGAATCGAAGAAGATGGTTAAGAAGGAAGTGGCCTTTATGAAGGCCAAGGGCGCCCCGAAGTCGATGGTCAAGCACGAAGAGACCGAGATGGGCATGAAGAAGGGCGGCGCTTGCAAGAAGATGGCTAAGGGCGGTTCGGTTTCTTCGGCCTCTAAGCGTGCAGACGGTGTTGCTATTAAGGGCAAGACCAAGGGCCGTAACCTTGGTGACTCTGGTAAGACTGTTGGTATTCAAAGCGGCGCTCGTGGTATGAAGCGCGGCGGTAAGTGCTAAGGAGTTAATCATGGCTAAAGACTTTGGTGCTGAAGGTCTGGGTGATATGACTGGACCGCCTACGGTTAGTAAACCGGAAAAGAAACCCGCGCCACCGGCCCCAAAGAAGCCGATGAAAGATTTTGGTGCTGAAGGTCTTGGTGATTTGACTGGCCCTCCGGCTGTTACTAAGCCTGTTAAAAAAGCCAAGGGTGGCTCGGTTGGCTCCGCCTCTAAGCGTGCTGACGGCTGCGCTCAACGTGGTAAAACTCGTGGAAAGATGGTGTAATCATGGGAATCAAGGACGTTTTAGGGACTATCTCCCCCGCTTATGGAGTGGTTTCCGGGCATGGTGCTTTTGGTGAGTTAGCCGACAGCGGTATCGGCGGGGCTATTCCGTTGATGCTGGCAGAACGTCGCCAAAACAAAGAAGCCCAGAAATCGCAAAATGAAGTCAAGCAAGTGAAGAAAGGTGGTATGGTTGGTTCTGCTTCCAAGCGTGCTGACGGATGCTGCGTCAAGGGCAAAACCCGAGGAAAAATTGTATGAGAGCTAGTCGGGGTATGGGCTGTATTAATCCTTCAAAGATGCCGAAGGCTAAGACCGTTCGTCGCAAAGACAACCCCAACGAAGTTACTGAATACAAAAAAGGTGGCCTGAGCAAGGTCAACGAAGCAGGCAACTACACCAAACCCGGTATGCGCAAGTCTTTGTTTAACAGCATCAAAGGTGGTGGTAAGGGTGGTGCTCCGGGGCAATGGTCAGCGCGTAAAAGTCAAATGCTAGCAAAACAATATAAGGCTCGCGGTGGTGGATACACAGATTAAAACTTGTACTTACTGCAAAGTAGAAAAACCACTGACGG